GGCAACACGGCTCCCCATTGTCTGCCCAGGCGGGATACATCAATCAGGACGGGAAGCTGATGCGGGTGATGACCATCATGTTGCCGCTGGTTGTGAACGACGCATGGGTGCAGGTGCCGTAATGACGAAGGAGATGAGAACTAATGGCTAAGACTTCGGGCCTCGGCGACAACTTCTACGTCGGCGGCTACGACCTGTCTGGCGACACCGCCAGCCTGTCGAAGATTTCCGGTGGGCCCGTTGCGTTAGACGTCACCAGCATCAACGACTCCGCATACGAACGCCTAGGGGGTCTCCGGTCCGGGGAGATCGTGTGGACCTCGTACTTCAACCCCACCGCCGGTCAGGAACATGCGGTGCTGTCTGTGCTGCCCACCGCTGACGTGATCCTCACCTATGCGCGCGGCACCACCCTCGGTAACCCCGCTGCGTGCCTGGTAGCGAAGCAGGTCAACTACGACCCGACCCGTGCCAACACCGGCATGCTCACCGAGGCTGTCACCGCTCAGTCCAACGGGTTCGGCATCGAGTGGGGGGTTCAGCTCACCGCTGGCCTGCGCACCGACACCTCCGCCACTGCCGGTACCGGCGTTAACTTCGCTGCCGCTACCTCGTTCGGGTTCCAGGCGTACTTGCAGGTGACCGCCTTTGTCGGCACTGACGTCACCATCAAGTTGCAGGACTCGGCCGACAACTCGACCTTTGCCGATCTGGCTTCCGGGGCATTCACCCAGACCACGGCCGCTAACACCACCCAGCGGATTGCGGTGGGCGGTACGGCAACGGTGCGGCAGTACGTGAAGGTCACCACTGTGACGACCGGCGGCTTCACCAGCGTCACGTTCAACGTGGTCTTGGTGAAGAACCAGACTGCGGTGGTGTTCTGATGAACATGATCAGCACCAGCGATGGTATGCGTATCGCCCCCGGCGCCCCGGTGACGGCGTACAAGACGTACCAGATTGTTGCCCCGGTCAGCAGCCACTTCAGGGACGCCACCTGTGCTGAAGTGGAATGTGACGGGTGGCGTCACGGCTGGCGCACCATCGTGCCAACCGAGTCGGAGCAGGCCCTGTACATCCGGGCTGCCTCGGGTCGTGCGTTCACTGAGGAGCTGATGGAGGGAGGCCTGGCACAGTTCACCTTCAAGGTGGGCCAGCAGTGCTTCTCCGGCCCCCACAAGGTGCGCCTGGAACGTCCCGAGAACTTCCTGGTACGCGATGGGGACTGGCGCGGTAACCCGACCGGCAGGTTGTACCGGCACACGAACGCGGGGTTCTGGCAAGAGGACTTTGCCGAGCACCAAGACAAAATCAGTAACGCTATCGAAAGGGGCTGACCGCCATGGCAAAGGTCACCGGTCTTGGTTGGACGACGCTGTCGGTAGACGACAGCTCCAGCGCGCAGCAGGCCATCAAGAACGACATCACCAACCTCCAGTTCGCTACCCCCCGTGGGGTCCAGGACGTCACCGGTATCGACAAGTCCGCGTATGAGCGGCTGCTGCTGCTCGCCGACTTCACCATCACCCTGAACGGTGTGTTCAACCCGGCGAGCAACCAGGAGCACGACGTGTTCAAGACGGTGCCGTCCACCTCGGTGGCGCGCCTGACCACGATTGTGACGAACGGTAAGACCCTGGCGCCCACCTGCCTCTACACGGACTACACCATCAACCGCCAGGCCGCTGGTGAGCTGCTGTGGTCCGCTCCTGGTGTTCTGTCCAACGGCGCTGTGCCGACCTGGTCCTGACACCGCACACCCTGGAAGGAGTTCGTCATGGGGTACACCCCGAAGAAGAAGCAGTACAAGTTGGTGTTCGCCGACCCGGACATGAATGGCCTTGAGGTCTACATGAACTCGGTGCCGGTCGGCGTGATGTTGCAGATCGATGACCTTTCCAGCTCCATCAACGTCAGCGACAGCGGATCCACGTCCGGGAAGTTCCGGGAGCTGCTGGAGATTGTTGCCAGTGCGTTGGTTTCCTGGAACATCGAGGAGGAGGACGGCACTGCGGTGCCTGCCGACTTCGATGGGTTGTCCACGTTGGAGACGCAGTTCGTGATGGAGATCATCGCGGCTTGGTCTCAGGCGGTTGCGGGGGTTACGGGCCCTTTGGAGAAAGGCTCGACCTCTGGCGGGACTTTCCCGGAGGCTTCGCTGCCGATGGAACCGCTGTCGCCGAGCCAGGAGAACTAAGAAGGGCACGTTTTGTTCTGGGCGCGTGTGAACGGTTCGGGTGCCTGCCTTCGGCCCTCCTGAAGGAAGACGCCAGCTTTATGCAGATGATGCTGATCGAGGAGATGGGAAGGAGTCCTGACGATGGCCAACCTGGTTGAGATTCTTATCGTTGGTAAGAACCTCGCTGGCCCTGCCATGGACTCGGCCAACGCCTCTGCGAAGGGGCTGGGTGGCACCCTCGGAACGATGAGCAAGATCGCCACGGCCGGGCTGATCGGTATCGGCCTGGAGTCCGTGAAGATGGCCTCCAACTTCCAGTCTTCTACAGCACGGTTGGTGACCTCTGCCGGGGAGTCGGCTAAGAACATCGACATGGTCCGTAAGGGCATGCTGGACATGGCAGGGCAGGTCGGGGTTTCCGCCGACGACCTGTCTACCGCCATGTACCAGGTGGAGTCCGCCGGTTTCCATGGCGCTGACGGCCTTATCGCACTGAAGGCAGCGGCGCAGGGGGCTAAGGCTGAGGGTGCTGACACCACCGTCGTGGCTAAGGCCCTGACGGACGTGCTGGTTGACTACCACATGAAGGCGTCGGACTCGGCCAAGGTCACCTCCCAGATGATCACTGCCGTCTCCACCGGTAAGACCACGTTGCAGGAGTTCTCCGGGGCGTTCGCCAGCATCATCCCTGCCGCATCTGCTGCCGGTATCTCCTTCACCGATGTGTCTGCCGCCTTGGCGGCTATGACCAACCACGGCTTCACCGCGAACCGCGCCTCCGCAAACCTGGCACAGGCACTGCGGAGCATGTTGAACCCCACCAAGTCCATGGAGGGCGCGTTCAAGGAGTACGGCGTCTCGTCCGCCACGCTGAACGAGAAACTGAACGGGCCCAACGGCCTTACCGACGCCATGCAGTACCTGTCGCAGGCTGCGACAAAGGCGGGTAAGGAAGGAACCCCAGCATTCGCTGCGGCCCTGAAGCAGCTGATGGGTACCGCCCCGGGCGCTAACGCTGCTTTGGCCACGGTGGGCGCGAACTTCAAGGCCACCTCGGAAGCCATCGGTCAGATCGGTGGCGCCACTGCTGACGCCCAGGGCAACGTGAAGGGTTTCGCTGACGTCCAGAAGACGCTGGGTCAACAGGTGGATCAGCTGAAGGCTTCGTTCGACTCGTTCATGATCGAGCTGGGGCAGAAGCTGATCCCGATCATCACCGACGTGGTCAACTGGATGAACAAGAACCACGACGCGGTGGTGCTCATCATCGGGGCGATGGGTACGTTGATGGGCATCCTGGTGGCGTACAGCGTCACCATGAAGACCATCGCCGTGGTGACCGCGTTGTGGGAACTCGCCACAAAGGCCGCAGCCGCCGCCCAGTGGCTCCTGAACGTTGCCATGGACGCCAACCCCATCGGGTTGATTGTCCTGGCCATCGCTGGCCTTGTAGGGGCGTTCGTGCTGCTGTGGACGCACGTGCAGGGGTTCCGGGACTTCTGGATCGCCGTGTGGCACGACCTGGTGCAGTGGGCCAAGGACGGTTGGAAGCTTGTGCAGGAGGCGTTCACCTTCTTCCTGGGCTTCATTGAGAAGTGGTGGCCGGAACTGCTGGCACCGTTCACCGGCGGCATCTCCTTGATCATTGGGCACTGGAACGACATCGTCGGGTTCATCAAGGGCCTGGGGTCCAGGATCGCCAGTGCCGCAGCTGGAATGTGGGACAGCATCGTCAGCGGTATTGAGGATGCCTACCACTGGGTTGTCAACTGGAACATGGCCATCATCAACTTCGTGCTCGGCATGCCGGGTCGCGTCGCCAACGCTGTTTCCGGGATTTTCGACTCCATCGGGAACGCCGCCGAGTCTGCGTACAACACCGTGGTGGGCTGGATTGACCAGATTATCGGGGCCGCACAGAACGCCATCAACAAGGTTGGTGATGTGGGTAGCAGCATTCTCCACGCCGGTGGCGACGCTAACCCGCTGAACTGGCACTTCGCGCACGGCGGCATTGTTAGTGCCGCTGCCACCGGTGGCCCTCGCGGCGGTATGACCATGGTCGGGGAGCACGGCCCGGAGCTGGTCCGTCTTCCGGTCGGGTCTTCGGTGTTGTCCAACCCGGACACTCAGGCCGCACTGTCTGGGCACGGTGGCGGTGGCGGCACCATCCAGCTGGAATGGGTCGGTGGGGAAGGCGGGGACGACCTGATGAAGTGGATTCGGAAGAATATCCGGGCGCAGTACGGCAACAGCGCCAACTCGGTCCAGCTTGCGCTGGGACAGAAGTCCTAAGGAGGACACATGCATCGGTACAAGTGCTGGAACGCGGCGATGCCGACTACGGCCGCCATGTCGGCGGTGGCTACGGGCACCTCCATTAAGACGATGTTGCAGATCGCCACTCCCTCGACCCGGCAGATCCAGCTGATCTCGTGGGGGTACACGTTGTCTACCCTCCCGGGTGCGGTCGGCACCATCGAGCTGATCCAGACGGACGTGGCGGCTACTGTGACGGCTCACGTTGCCGCTGGGGTGCAGCCGTTGGATCCGAACGCCCCGCCGTCTCTGATGACCCTCGGAACGTCTGCTACGGGGTTCACGGCCACTGTCGAGGGCTCCATTACCGCAACCCGCGTGTTCGACACCGACCAGATCCCTATCGCATCTG